GAATAAGTTTTCGCGCTTCATTGCTGGTTTCATGTCGTCATAACCACCACCTTTAATGAAGATCTTTAAGCGTCTAGCTTCTCTAAAGAGCATAGTTTTAGCTTCATCTTCAAATTCGTTTGGCTTCCACGGGGGTGGAGTGTCAGGCAACAGAAACTCAATATCTTCGTCATAAATTAAGCGTAGTACATTACGAAAAGGAATGGTATCGTTCTTTTGAAGGTACGCTACTTTATCTGCTTTCTTTTTCATTGAGGGGAGTTCTGAGAGAATCTCAGACATTGAATATCTAATCATTTTAAAAGTCCTGTATATCAGTGATCAAGTTTTTCAACTTTTTCTTTACAAAGAAGTTAAAGAGATGCTGTCGACCAACTTCTTTTGCATTGTTATATTGTTCTAAGATTTGATCTCCATACTCAGATGGTATTTGACTCAAGTCAATCATCTGTTTATTTCGATTAAATCTAAGTTTTGTTTCTTCGTCCATTGTATCGGGCTCAGAAAGAAACTGTGTAATTCTTTTCTTAGTCATTGGCTTTTGTCTTGTACCAACAGCTAGGCAGTTATCAGGACTAAGTACGTTTGGAATACCGTCACCGACATCGCCTCTTAACACATGTTCCTCAAGGTATTTATCTGGGTTGTCATGTCTTACCCACTTCTTCATAACGGGATTATATTGGTCCACGTTACCATAAGTTTGTAATTGAATGAAGTCTTTGTCACCAGATAGTATTAATATCTTTTCAGCACCTGTGTTCATAATGGTGCCATGTTCATGTACAAGAGTAGCGATAATATCGTCTGCCTCACATCGCTCTATACTAATAACTTTGTAAGGAAAGAATTCTTCGATCTCTGCTCTAATACGGTGAATGCACTCAAAGAGTTTATTCCAATCCATATCAGAAGCATCACGACCTTTTTTACGATTAGCTTTGTAGTAGGGGAAGTAGTCTCGTCTCCAAACGTTTGGGTTATCACAGCAGAGTACGATCTCGCCGTATTCTTTGTGAAACTTTTTACGATTGAAACGAACTGAGTTTAAGAACATATGACGAAGTAGGTTTTCGTCGGGTTCAACGTTGTGATGATTGCCAATACTCGCGAAGAGAGATGCCATCATTACTTGATTGTAGTCTAGTAATATCATAATTTATCCATTAATTTAATTTGTAGAGTATATTATATCACAAATCTTCGTCTTTGTCAACCCCTAATTCATCTAATAATGTACTTTTAAGCCCACCAGTCGTTGTTCCATCTTCATCTGTCTCAAGTATAGCCACATTTTTTAGTGCAAATTCTTGTAAAGGATGAGGTGCGCCTAGAGTTTGTAGGTGTAAAGCTTTGATCGCTTCAAAGATCAATATCATATTTGGAAAATACTTATTGATGTCTTCGTCAAAATCACAGTTTGCTCTAGCCATTTCTGATAGGACGTTTTCCCATATGATCTCAGCTAAGTCATTAGCATAAGATTCCTTATACATTTGAAGATTCTCTTTTACTTCTTCAGCCGTCCTTGGCGCATCTGAAATAAATCTTGGGAAATTAATTACGTTACTTGGTTTCTCTTTGTCCACTAGTAATATTCCTTAAAAGTGTGTTCCACATAACTTGGAACGATTGTATGTTGTTTCTTGCTAAGTTAAAGCGATCGCTATAAGTAAACCCATTGAAGTATGCAGGATTTTGTTGTATTTGCTGCAACAATGAACGTGCTACTGAAAAAGCGTAATTGGCATGGTCTTGAGTATTTTCTGTCCAATCATACATGATCGTAGCATTCTGTGCGGTTTCAGGAAGTGCACCATAGTTTGGATGGATACAAATAACCTGACTCTTAATAGCTTCAATCAAAGCAATACATGATGTCTCTTTCCAAATGTTTGGATATAGGAATATATGAGACTTGTCTAAAGCTTCTAAAACTTCTTCGTTACTCTTAGCACCGTGATAGGTCATATTCGGATGAGCTTCAATAGTCTTAAATAATCCTGAGTAAGCTTCGTCACGTTGAGGCCAACCATAAATGTCAAAACTTGAATAGACATCTAAATGAATATTATCAAATTGTTTTGCTAGAGCATCAAAGATTGGTACTAAAAGTTCTAATCCACGGTGGGGAGTAGTATGATAAATGAAACGTACTGTTTCCATATCTTTTTCTTTCGGCTTATATTCTGTTTCTACTGCGTTATGAATCACACTACATTTTGAATATGGAATACCATATCTTACAATATACTGATCTCTTTGCCATGCAGATACAAATACAAACCAATCAAACAAACTCCAACCACCATCTCTAAGAATCTTATTCTCTGGATCTTCTGCCAAATCGTGGCACCATAAGATGTTTGGTACATCTTCATACAATTCTCTTGGTCGAGATAGATGTACAGCTGCTTTTTCTAAAAGCTCTTTGTCAACTGAATCAACAAGACGCTGTCTCATCATTTCAGTTCCACCTTTTGAATTGGCGGACAGTTCTGATTCTACGATCTCACCTTTATATACTACACTCATTTTAATTCCTCATTCATAATTTGCTTCTCCTAAAATCATTTCGAGCGTTTTGTTTGCGCCCTTTTTGTCCCACCAATCCTTTAAAAACTCGTATGAGTAAATTGCAGATTGTGCTTGTTGGTTATAATAATATATATTCTTTGAACGAAAGTCTGTAACGTTCTGATTAAATAACGGGAAGGTATAAACTTTGCCGAAACCATGAAGTACATTATTTTCAAATGAAGGTGGTGCACCTAATGGCATCTTATAATGAATAGCACCTTCCTTTGCACCATCAAAATAGTATTCAATAATCTTTAAAGCATATTCTCTTGTAAGAGCATAAGCTTGTAATCCATGGTCCCATAGCTTACGACGACGAATAACCATTGGTGGATATTCAATACCGTATTCGTATGGATATTCAAAAACGTTACAAAGATGTAATGCACCCCAGTCATCTTTAACACTATCAATAAACTCAGTTAGAGTAAAGTTCCAATGCTCTACAGCAGAAAAATCTACATCGTCTTCAAAGAATAATCCATATTCTTCATCAGTGTTTTCGTACCACCATTTAATGGTAAGTAGGTGAGATGAGGTAACGCCTGGCGTCATTTGTTTTAATAGATCTGGGTCTCCAACAAATTCTATAGAATCTTTATTGTATCGCTGGTAGACATGCATGTTAACATCGTTGACTCCAAGCTTTGAAAACTCAGACTCTGTATATGCTTTACGATCTGGACAATCAGCTAGATTGATTACGTTAGGCTTTGGTATCTGCTGTAATTTGTTCAATGTTATAATCTTCTTTCAATTCATTGTAAATATCAGTCAGTGCACTATGGAAGTTTCTAACTGAGCCATTATTGTGTATTCGATATGTCTTAACATTAGTTTCTTCTTTTAAGACATAAGCAGTATCAATTGCTGTTGGGTGATTAATAGTAACTTCTTTAATTAAATTGCCATTGAAATATTTTCTAGAGTCTGTAGAATAATCACATCCTTCACGAGTTAACTGAACAATGATAATATTTTCTGCACCGACTCTTTCAATAAGTGGCTCAAGTTCTTCTACAAACCCGCCATCGGCGATCGCATAGTTGTGACCATTGATGATCTCTTCTGCAACCATTTTACCGAAGTAATCTAAACCTTCTTTGGGTTTCATAATATCTTCTGATACGTGGATCATAGCTTCTCTACGAGACATACAGTTTAGCGCAAGTTCTTGACGCTCTTTTAAGTCTCTGTTATTATAACCTTCCATAAACCATCGTTCATCACATTGAAAATGATTAATAGTTTCTTTAAATAACTGGTACTTAAATGATAAATTACCAAAGCCAAACTTTTCTTTATACAAAGAAGCTGCTTCATCTTTACCACATGCTGGTGGCCCGTTAAATATTACTATCATTTAATTGTTCCGTTTGTTTATAGAATCCCAATTTACAAATATAATATGCATCTACAATATCTGTTATTGGATTCATTGAATTGTTTATTATACCACATTCTGCACGAATGTCAACCCCTGTTTCTTCTTCAAAGGCTTCAATCATTAAATACTTATTTGCGTTTCCTTTTCCACTACCAAACTTTTTAATCATAGTGGGTGGATATACGTCAAATGGAATTTCTTTCTCATATAGTTTGTGTTTAAACAAACCACAGTTTTCAGCAATCTGAAATACTCTACCGACTGCACCAAAAGCATATCCTTCAATACCAACAAAGTCACATTCAAAACATTTCTCTTGTGACCAAGAACCAATGAGATTATATCTCTCTTGGTCTGTTGTCCAGTTGTCGGGATACATCGATGCTCGGTATCTACCTTTGTCACCCTGTAGCAATTTATCGCGTTTAACGTAATAGTAAAAGGTGCAATTATCATAATTCCATTCTTCACCTTCATGTACACATATAGCTGGACTACTTAAACTGTAGTCAACACCTGCATATTTCATAATAACCTCTCATAAAAGAGGTATTTATATCAATCAGCACGATAAAATATGTGAGATCCTATTGTTCCTATTTGATTAAGTGAACTTGCCCAGTATGGCTCAACCCAAGTTGTATGGTAATGAGTTGCACCTTCTGTAATACCAGCCATACGGCCTTCGTTAATAGATTGATGTGCAACTAAAAGCGATTCGTTCCATGCATCTTCTTCATTGGGTTCATCTGACTTTCCATCACAGAACCAACTGAACTGACAACGATTCCTTACGGGTATCATATTTAAAGGATCTTTCCACGACGGCTTCATTTCTGCTTGGTAGATTACACCACAGATTGATTCTGGGTAACGACGATCATATACACGATTCATAACAACATCAGCGACTGCAAACTTACCAGCAAGATTTTCAGATCTACTTTCGTGGTAAATATTGAGTGCCATGCAATAAGTATTTTCATCAATTAACCACTGATCGCCTTTACCAACTACGTCCCAATCAATTGCACTTGCATTGACATCAGAAGTAAGAAGTGTAAGAAATAATACGTTGGTGAATTTCTTCAAGTATTATCTCCGTCTTTGTATTTCATCTTAGACTTATCAAAGACTTTGTATTCTTCGGGTTTTAGAAACTTGTGGAGGATTCCACCTTTCTCCCAAATTAAAGGAATACTTTTCTTTGCATCTTTCTCAAACGACATATGTATTCCTATATAACTGAATATAAAAAATACAGATACAAAAATGATTCCAACTAAGTTTTCTAATATTTCCATCATAGTTTTTCTCCAGCATCTAATTGCTTAATTTGTTTACATTTCCAACTCATTAGTCTTCTCTCTTGCCAAATCCATAATCAATAACAACTGGGAATCTTGGTATTCCATCAGGTGTCTCATTAAAGTATCTGAGTGTAGCCCAATTTGGCATATTGCCATCAGCCCATAATTTACTTAGTACTTCTTGTTTACCTCTTACTCCTGCTCCAAAGTTTGTTCCATCAGGTTTACGTAATACAAAATGTTTTACGTGTCCCGACCAATTACCTTTACCTTCTAACATTGACACGACATCAAATTCATCGGTAAGAAATTCCTTACGCTTTAAAAGATATTTACTTCTTTTGTTTTCGTATGATTTATCATGTCGTACCATTTGGCCTTCGTAGCCGTCTTCAGTCCATTTTGAATATAGTTCATCAAGAGAATCTTGTGTATGTGTTAACACTGTATCGACTGTTTTGATTGTTGTCATTTTAGAAAGTTTTCCGCATAGCTTAAAGAATCTTTCTGAGAATATTAAATCTCCATTAGAAGAGTCGTACATATCATAAACATGGTACTCTACTAATTTTGCAGCCTCTAAAGTATCAGCCTCTGTAGTTTTTTGTTTACGAACAAGAGATGTAATTTTATTGAAATCATCTTTAAGAGCATGGTTGTATAGCTCACCATCAAATATGTACTCTGGATTCTTATCAAAGAGTGGTTTAATCTCTTCCCATATATGAGGGCAACTCGTGATTGGCT